GGTGAGGTTGTACATGCCCCAAAGGCGATAGCGTTTCTCGGTGCCTCCTGCCGCCAGAGGAACCAACTGGTCGCAGACATTGGCCATGGCGTTCCAGCTCGCCGTGTCCAGATCCGCGTAGGTCAGGCGCCCGTAGCCGTCCGGGTGCGTGAGGTAGTCCGCAAGACACAGCGCGGGATTTTCGCTCCACCCGCTCGCTCCCGTGCGCGTATCCAGCACGCGCGAAAGACGGGCGACCACCGTCACCGGCGTATTCACGCCCTGCGGAAACGTCTCCAGATACCGCTCCGCAGGCGGGGACACGAACCACACCACAAGGTAGGCGATCCCCCGGAGCCTGTGCTCCCCGGTCCACTGCGGCAACCCGCCAAGGACCGGGTCCATGGCTTGGGTGTCGTCGCCGAGATACGCCCTGATGTGGGCGTAGCTCGCCTGAACGCCCTCGGTGTTCCCGCGCCACCACGGCTCCTGCAGGACCTCGGCATTCGCGTTCATCGCAACGGGGGTGTCGCCGATGTAGTAGGTCTCGATGGCGTCGATGCGCCCTTGGTGCAGCATGATTGCCTGGAACAGGACGCCGTCGCCGTTGCTGTCGAAGAAGGCCCGCACCCCACCGATCCGCGCCCGGCCATACCCTCGCCGTCTTGCCGCCGTGGCCTGATTGATAACCGCCTGATTGTTAGCCTGCCCGTTCTCGAAAGCCGGAGGGCGAAAGAGCCGGTTTGCCACGAAGAGCGACACCGCGCCGAGCGCGAGGCGCGACGCCGCGAGACCGATTCCCACCGCCGCGCCCACACCGACTCCTAGAGAGAGCGCCACAGACGTGACGGCCGTAGCGATGGCGGTAAAAACTGCCATGTCAGAACTCGATCAGCCAAGCCGTTTCGGCGGGTCGGAACCCCAGCCGCCCGAGCGCCGCGTGGCCCGTCCCGCCCGGCGTCGAAAGCCGCGCGCCCCATGCGCCCTGCCGCCGCGCCCAATCCAAATAGCCCCGCAACAGCGCGACACCGCCGCTGCCGGTGCAGTGCCATCCGTGCTCCACCGCGATACGCGCTCGGCTGATCGGGCTCGCCTCGATGGAGGCGCAGAGCATCCCGTCCACAGGATCGCCGGTCACCAGCGCCAGCCCGTCAGCCCGGTTGACCAGCGACAGCGCGAAGGATGCGACGCGGCCCTCGTCAAGCGGCAACCGCATGTCGGCCGCGACGTGCAACGCCTTTGTCAGCCGCACGATGGCGGGCAAGTCCTCGCGGGTCGCCGCGCGCATCAGGTGGCGGGCCATCGGATCGTTTTGGACACGAGATCGCCCACCTGTTCCAGCCCCCGATCCCCCGGAAACCGGGCGTTCTGGTCCCGGTCCGTGTAAAGCGCGAACGGCGGTCGGTTGCGACCGGCCCAGAAGCCTTCAGCGGTGACGACGACTTGCCGAAGGGACGGACCCTCGGCCACGTATCGCATTTGCTCCATGCGCCCGACCTTCACCGCGTCGGGCATGTCGAGCGGCGCCCACGGCTCCACGCCCGCATCGTTCGGCGTGATGTCGAAAAACTGCAGATAGACCGTCACACGCCGCCCCTGCACCTGGTCCGAGGCATTCCGCGCCAGCGCCACGATCTCGGCATCCACACCGGACAGTATGAAGGTCATCGGCCCGGCCACCGTCCCCCGGTCCTCGTCCAGACCCTCGACGGAAATCAGATCGCCCACGCCTTGCCAGGTGCTCCCGTCGTTCGTGACCAGATCGCCGAAGCCCATCCACCAGCGCCGCGTGACCGACGCGAAGTCCATTTGCACCAGAAGCGCGCAACCGACCGAGCGCCCATCCAAGTAATTCTGTACCGTGGACGAAAACTGCATCAGATCGCCTCTACAAATTCCAGCGTTGCGCGGCCCCATCTCGCGAACCGCAATTCAAGCTCGCCCGTGTCGTCTTTTGCCAGCCGCATGGTGCAGACCGGCCTGTCGGTGATGACACGATCTCCCGCAGATGCTGCGGCGCGAAGCGGGGGGCGGAACCCCACAGTCCAGGGGTCTTGTTCCGTCGCGCGGTAGGAATGGGTCGCGATGTAGAGCCGAGAATTGATGCCGAAATACTGTCCCGGCCTCGGCACGGTCCAGCTTGGTCCAGCGGTCAACTTGATCCGCGTGGCGCGCAAAGCGGCGTTTTCGTAAAGTGTTACATGGGTCGGTTCGTGCTGGCCAAGGCCAGCCCCGTCGTGCAAAAGATGTGCACTTTGCCCGCTGCCGAGAGTGGCAGTATCGTATGGCGACAGGCGCTTTCCGTTGATGTCCGAAGGGGCATAGAGATCGAGAACAGGAACCTCGCACTCGCCTGACCGCCCCCCAATCTCCGCGACAAAAGCCCGGAACGACAAGATCCATTCTTCCTTTGCCACAGGGAACTCCATAGTCGCGCGCCAACGGCCAGCACCAGAGCGAACGACCTGCTCTGCGCCGTTGATGGAAATGCCGCCTGTGCGCGAAGTATTTTCCAAATGAAACGTAGTCGATGCAGGCGACAGAACCGCCGGGAACGGAATGGCCATCAGGCGCCCCTCCGCTGCGCATCGTTCATGATGGACGGGAGACGGCGATTGTTGCTCTGAACGACCTGAACGGCCACTGCACCCGCGATCTGCCGAGACTCTTGAACCGTGACGCCCTCTGGAACGTCGAGACGCACGACAACCTCCGAACGACTGCCACGAACTCCGAGTTTGCCGCCCCAGCCACGCTCCAGTGGCATAATTGCCTCTGGCCCGGCCTCGCCCATCACGCCGAGCTTGCCGCCGCCGAACGAGAAGGGCGTGGCCCCTGAGACGATGCCACCATTTGCGAAAGCCGTGACGCCGGCCCTTCCGAAGACGTTGCCATCCGCATTGAACAGTGCCGAGAGGAAGCCTCCTCCGGTGCCAACGCCCGCAAAAAGCTTCTTAAAAGCGCTGTTGATCAGCAGTTGCGCGAGAGATTGCAGAAGGGAGCCAACCGCCTCCTTGGCGCTTTTGGTGCCGCTGATCAAACCCTGGAAGGCGCTTGAAAACGAACTCGCCAACGTGCTCGCCAAATTGCTGCCCGAGCGCGCCATTTCGTCAAGCGCCTGCGATGCGCCGCCACCTGATCCACCGCCCGCCGCGTCGTCCACTTCCGCAAGAGCATCAGCATATCGGCCAGCGGCTGCCGCGCCGCTTTCGGTCTCGTCTGAAAGACCAGAAATCGTTTCACGCAGCGCGCCGATGCTTTCCAGCGGTGCAGCCATCTGTCGGAACGCTTCGCCAGCCCGTCCTGCCGCCGCAATGGAACGCGCCTCCAGGTCATCAGCGACCCCCCGAATGTCATCGGACAAGGTTGCCGTCGGCGCTGTTATGCCGATGCCAGTAAATTCCGAGAAGCGATTAAAGCCATCGGCGAGAAAGTTGAAAAGCTGCTGATATGGGCGGAAGATCCGGCCCGCTGCTTCGACAAAGGTTGACGCGATCCCAGTGGCGGCTGCTACCGCTAGATTGTATGCGCCTTGGAACCCTTGGCCGATCCGCCCCATGACCTCGCTGACGATTGAGCCAACAGCCCGCATCGCCTCTCCGAAACTTCCCGTCGCGCTCACAAGCCGTGAAAACTGGAAAACCAATTCACCCGCGCCGACGATCAGAGCCCCAAACCCGAGGCGGATCAAAGCCGCACGCAAGAACGCCAAGGAACCAGCCAACGTGAGCGTTGCCAGCGCGCCGTGATTGCAGGGGCGACCTGCGTAGCGACCTGATTGCCGAAGCCGCGGAAGACAAGGCCGACCTCGCCAAGAGCCACCTTCATTTCAGAAAGCGCCGCAATTGCGTCTGCCGACATGACCGCCCCGAAATCTCGAGCGCGATCCCCGAGACGGCCCATCTCCGCACCGCCTTCGCGTAGAAGCGGCAGAAGCAACGTCACATCCGAGGCCATCGCCTCAAGGTAGAACGTCATCTCCTGCTGGCTGGCACCGGCCCGCTCCAACGTGTCAACGTAGAGCTGCAATGCTTGCGGGCCGGAAAGGTTACGAAACTGATCTGCCGTGACACCGACCTTGGGCGCAATATTCTCGAAGAAATCCGCCATCGGCCCGCCGCCGGTCGCGAGAAAGTCACCAACTCGATCGTTCACGTCCTTCAGAATGTCGGACAGCTTTTCTTGCTCGATCCCGACCGTCGCGCTTGCCGCCGCCCACTGCTGAAACACGCCCGCAGGCGCGTTTGCTACTTGCGACAGCCTACGGATCTCGTTGGCGTTGTCCGAAACCCGCACCGTCAATGCGGTCAGCGCACCACCAACAGCACCCGCGGCAACCGCAATCTGCTGGAACTGCGAGCGCATCCGCTTGAGCGGGTCTTGGACGCGCCGCGCACCGCGCTCAAATTGCGCGCTGTCCAGGCCAAGATTTACGCGGAGAGCGCCGATCACTGATTGGCTCATGGTCTACTCCGGTTTCCGGTTGGCATTAAGCGCAGGCGCTACATCTGCCCACGCTGCTACCCACCGTTCCACTTCGCGCGCGCGATTGCGCTTGCCGGTCACGAACTCGTCAAACTCGGGCATCTTGTCGGCGCGGGTCAGCATCGCTGTCATCCAGGCTTGCGCCCGCATCTGTTGGCCATTCCGCTTTGCCTCGGCGCGCAGATGAAGCGCCACGAGACCGGGCGTGGATCTCCAGAAAAGAAAAGGATCAAGCCCCGCTTCGCCCCAAGCCTCAAGCAAGGCGACAACACTTACCGCGCTGCCGCCTTCCTCTTTTTTCCCTGCGGCTCCGTCATCCCTTCCGTCGCAGAAGCCATGAGGCGTTCAAAGACGCCAAGATCCTGCGACATGATGCGGCCTGCGTCCTTCTCTGTCATGTCCTCGTGATGCTCTTGGAGCGCCGCATGGATGATCGCGCGAAGCTGCATCGCAGGCGGCATCCCGCCGTCTTTTTCCCAAGCAGCCACAACATCAAAGAAATTCAGGCCGGTCGCCTGATCGAAGTGGCAAACGGCATTCATGTCGAGCACGAGGGTCAGCGTGTCGCCCTCATGCTCATGGGTCAGGGTTCCGAAGAACTTCGCGCTCACGGCAGCGGCCTCGGATTGGTGTCGAGAAGCTCGAAGACCTTCATCCCGATGGACGCCATCGCCTTGTCGCCTACGGTGCCCGAGGGGGTGAAGGAATTGATGTAAGCGCGATAGGTGCGCCGGATCACTGGCGCAGCGCCGCCGGTGTTGAACTCGATTTCAACGTCCTCACGCTGACCAGTCGCCGTCAGGTTGGCCAACGTCTCCAGCAGCACATCGCCGGCATGACCAAGCCAAAGCTGCTTTTCGAGGCTCGCATCGACCACACCCAGAAGGCCCGGGATCGTTTCGCGCGTGCGGTTCGCGGACTGCATGTGCGTCACGTCGATTTCTTCGGGCGCTTGCTCGGGAAACGGCAAATTCTCGATGCCGAGGATCTGCGTCCATGTCGTCGTGATATCGACCGTGCGGCCAATCCACATCTCATATTCGTAGGCGATATCCGCCTGACTTGCAGTCATTGTTCGGCCCTCCAGTTGACCATGAAGTCCAAGCTGACGCGGTAGGGCCGGTCAGCCTCGTTGCTGCCGCCCTCGCGGCTATCTCGCGCGCCTTCCCAAAACACGCCCCGAAATCCCCCGCCACGATGGCCGTTCAAGGCTGTTGTCGCCGCGCGGGATGCCGCCTTTGCTGCGCCGTAGGTGTCGGCATAGCAATCAACTTGGATGCGGGCTGACAGAAGATGGTCTGGCCCCTGCATCGTCATTCCGCCAGCAGCGCGCGCAACGCCTCCTCCATGGGTCACACCCAGCCCGTCAAGTCGGTCGCGGTTGTCCCGGTGGAAAGGATGCGCGAGGCCAGCATCGGATAGGTGCCAGCCGGTAGCGTGCCGGTCGTCCGCGCAACGCCTTCCCAGTCGTGGTAGGCGATCACACCCGCCCCATTGATGGTCACGGCCCGCACCTTCTCGGGCAGGTCCGTGCCATCCGCAGGCGTGATCGCGAAGCCGTAGATGGCCGAACCCGTGAACGGCACGGCGTAGGTGTCGAAGTTGCTCATGATCTTGCCCTTTGTCTAGCAGCGCGGCGAGCGGCCCGCGCCGTTGCCTTCTCGACTTCCGCCCACATTTGCTCGCCCAACCGCCGCAGAAGCGCCGCGCGGTCCTGATCCCACGCGGGGCGTGCAAAAGGCTGCATCCCGTGATGCACCGTCCCAAATTCTTGCAGGTGAGCCTGCGGAAGCGGGCCGGCTCCAACGAAAGCCTCTACCTTGGCGCGGCCTTCGAATTTGCGATGCTGGCTTGCCTGCCGCGGCGAAAGCTTCGTGCTGACGGCTATCGAGGCGCGCAGATCCTCGCCTTGCGTTGCGGGATCGTCGGGCGCCATCCCCCGCATGATTTCGGCCATGGGCTTTGCCGACTTGATGAGCGCGCGCCGCGCAGTGGCTCGCCGGGTCGCCAGTTTCTCAAGCTCGGCCAGTGCCTTTTCCAAATCGCGAAAGCCGGTGGTTTCAATCGTGATCGTCATGCGTCGGCCCTTGCCGCTGCCGTGATTTCCAGAAAGGTGCGGCGCTCGCCTACTTCCTTGACGCCAGAAATGTTGTAGATCGCGCCGTCGCAGACGAGCCGGTCCTTGGGCGTGATCGCCGCCGTGAACGCGCTGTATCGAACCCGAAACCGCGTTGTGATATGCGCCGCGACCTCGCCCGCGCGCCAGCGCTCGCCGTCGCTCACGTCGGTCTTTTCCGCCCACACCGGGCCGCCGTGATCGCCCCATGTCTCGGTCTGGCCGAAGCCGTCCGTTCCTTCTGTTGCGCGGCGGAACTGCACGCGGCGATCAAGCCGACCAGCCCTCACAACCGCCACCTTATTGCTGCCACCAAAGCATTGATCGACCGCATCAGCGCTTCATACTCGGCGCCAGACGGCCTGTCGAAGTCGCGCTCCACCAAGAGCTTGATTGCCGAAGCAACTACGGGGCGCAATTCCACAGGCATCGCACAAATGAACTGCACCGTCCCCGGCGCTGTCAATTCAACCACTGGCCCGCAGCCGCTCCGCGTGAAATCAAGCGCCTCCGCGCCTTCGCCATAATCAACTGTGACGGACGAAACGTCTGGCATGGGAAGGGTGAAAACGCCTTCGCTCGCGCAGTCCACAGCCCATGTTTGCGTCGATCCGCAAATGCGCACGAACCGAAGCCAAGGACACCACATCCCCAACGGGCGCAGTGACTAGGTAGGGCGTCATTTCTTCGGCGTTGCCTTCTTCGCCTCAAGGACGCCCGCCGCTCGGGCTGCATCCTCAAGATCCTTCGGGCATTCGTCGCCGGGCTGAAACAGGGTGGGATAAATCTCACCCGTTTCGCACCCTGAGAATGCCTTGATAAATTTGGCCATAGTCGCCTCCATGATCGGCTCAGGAAAGGGGGCGGGGTTCCCGCCCCCTCAAGGAACCGATCAGGCCGCCACGTTTTGCGCCTTCACCGCCTCCGGGTTCAGCAGACCGCCGCCGACGCGCTTGGTGGTGTAGAACTGGACGTAGGGCTTGTTGGTGTAGGGGTCGCGAAGAACCCGCGTCCCGACACTGTCCACGATCAGGTAGGCCTGATCGAAGTCACCGAACAGGATCGGCTTTGCGCCCGCGCCGATGTCGGGCATGGCCGGAACCTCCGTCATGCCGTAGCCCAGAAGCGTGGCAGGAGCGCCAGCCTGATAGGACGGTTGCCAGAGATAGTTGCTGTCACCGTCCTTCAGGAGCCGCACGGCATTCATGGTCGAACGATTCATGATGAACCGCGCGCCCGCCGTGAACGCGGAAGGCAGCGAGTGAACAAGGTTCACAATGCCGTCCGAAGTCAGCGCCGCCGCTGCGCCCGAGTTGGTCGCCAGGATGGCACCAAACGGATGCGCCGCCGCATTCGCCCCGCCCGTGATGTAGGTGAGGATGCCGTTAGGGCGGTTGTTGGCCCCGCTGCCCGAGACAAACGCGAGGTTCTCCTGATATGCGAACTCGGTCTGCACTTCGCCCGCAAGCCAAGCCTCCAGGTTCACCAGAGCATCATCCAGAAGCTGCTGTGTCGCCGCCGGGTTGGCGTAGATCTCTCCGACCCGATAGGTCAGCGAACCGAAGGTGGCCGTTGCCGTTTCCGGCCGTGCGGTCGTTTCGCCAACCCAACCCGAGGCGGTGCCGCGCAGGTTGAACAGCTTGGAAAAACTGCCTGTGCTGATCGTCTGCACCCGGCAGATCTGCCGCATCGGAGAGACCTCGATCAGCTTGTCGGTGATCGTGCGGTCCCACTCGGTCGGCGTCACATAGCCACCTTCAGCGTCCGCGCCCTTGTTCAAGGCCGCTTGAACATCGCCCTTACGAACGTGCAGCGCGAAAGCCTGAGTGTATTCCGGGTCTTTCAAGATTGCGCCGTCGCTGGACGTTGCCGCCGATGCCAACTTGGCGTTCGTCTCGTCAAGCGCCGCTTGAAGCTCGCCCACCGTTGCGTTGACCTTGTCCAACTTGTCGCGCGTCACGACATCGTCAAACTTGGCCTCGACGCCCTTGATCTGCTCGGCGTGAGCCTCCTTGAAAGCCGCAAACGCCTTTTGAAGTTGGCCCAGCATTTCGTTCGGGTTGCTTGCGTCCGCTCGCGCGAACACGATCCCGCGAGCGGGTGTTTTGAATTTAGCCATTGAATTGCTCCTAGGCTTTGAGGGTTTCCATCAGACGCGCGAAAGCGTCCGCATCAAAGCCAGCGCTTGGCGTGGCTGTCCCGGCAGCGCTCGGCGTGCCGGCCGCTTCCCTGAGAAGGGCACGCCGCTCGACACGCGGCATACCTGATTTCGCAAGGGTCGCATCCAAGCGGGCGCGGGCCTTCTTCTGGTCCATCGCGCTCGCGTCATCATCGTAATCCGGGGCATCGAACGTCGCGTCTGCAAACCCGGCCTCAAGCGCGCGCTCGGCGCGCATCCACGTCTCGGCGCTCATCATCGCGCCAATATCTTCGGGGTCCATTCCTGAACGGGCCGCGTAGATGTCCGCCATCGCCGCGTCGAACTCTGCAAACGTCTCCGCAGCCTCGCGCATGTCGTCCTGGTTGCCCATCACGAGGCCCCAGGAGTTGTGGATCATCAGCATGGAACCGAGACCCATCTCGATCCGGTCCCCAGCCATTGCGATGATCGAAGCCGCCGACGCGGCGAGCCCCATCACCCGCACCGTCACCCGCTCCGGGTGCTCGCGCAAAAGGTTGTAGATCGCCAGTCCTTCGAACATATCGCCGCCAGGGCTGTTCACGTTGACCGTCACGGGTTTTTTGCCGACAGCCCGCAGCGCACCCGCTACACGCCGCGCCGTGATGCCGTCGCCGCTCCAAGGATCCTCGCCAATCACGTCGTAAACCGAAATCGTGTCGCCATCGGCCTCGGCAGCGCGCGGGTGCCACTTGTCCAGCGCCTCCGCTGGTGCATCGGGCTGATACGATTGCGGGCGCTTGAACGCCTTGGCTTCAGGTAGCTTGCGAAGGGTCATTTCTCATTTCTCCTGCTGCGATCAGCCCGTCGCCATCTGGGTGCTGCCCAAGGCCAACATGCTCGCGCGCTTCGTTGCCCGTCATCCATGGACGATGCCCGCCAGAACCAAGCGCCCGCGCAAGAAACTCGCCCTGATCCTTCATCGTGCCGCGCAACAGCTCGCGCTCATCGAAATCAGGATAAAACACCCCACGATCCGAAAGAGGCATCAGCGCTCGTGTAAGGCCCTGCTCCCAGACCGAAAACCACGGCGCCAAACCGAAACGAACGAACAGCATGGCAAGCTGCTCAATTCCCGAGCCCCAAGACGTGTCGTCCATGAACATGAGAGGGCGCGGCACCCCGAACACGCGCCCGATTGCTTCCGTAAGCTGCGACCGCATCTCGACCATTTGCGCAGACTGCGCCGTGGCTGGCGGGAACTCCCGCGTCATGCCTTCCTCGAGGACCATGACCTTTCCGGCATTGGCAGCGCCAGAATATCCAGCCTCGAAAGAACTCCGCAAACGTTGCGCCGCTTCCTCGCTCAGCTTGTCAGGATGGGTGAGGGCCACGCCCGCGATCACGCCATTCTTGTAAATGCTGTTTGCCGCCGCCTGCTGCTGGGTTGCGGTCTGGATTATGTCACCCGCCTTGCGGATGCGAGACACGCCCTTTTCAGCCTCGATTGCAAAACCGCGAAGGTGCAGCATATCGCGAGGCTCAAGCGTCATTGCCTCCGACCGCACATTCACGATGCGATAGCGAACCGGGAACATGCCGCCGTCTGTTTCAATGCTGACCCTGCGAGGATCAATCGGCACCAGAGACGAAACCCGGCCCATCGTTCGCACGATCTGTGCATAAGCATTGCCGTGCAAGAGCATCCACCCCTGCATGAGTTGCTTGAACTCGTGCGCCGTTTGCCAGGGGTTCGGCTGCCAGCGCAGAAGGTTGTATAGCGGATGGTCCTTCGCCTCGGAAACAAGCCCCGTCACTTCGTCCCGCTGCATGATCGAAAGCGGCAGCATGGCAATCGAGCCGCCGATCAGATCACAAGCCCGCAAAACCGCGTCATTGCGAAGCGCAGAGTCGATGCTGTCTTCTGCGCTGCCGCTCCGCACGAACTCGTAAAACGCCGGCGAGTTGAGCGATGCAGCCGCCGGTTTCTGACGGCGGAAAATACCAAACATGCCCACAGTCAGAACACCAAGACGCCGCGCGATTCATAAACCGATGGGGCGTCACTTTCTTCATTTGCCATCGCCGCCCCCACTGCCATCGCCGCAGCGACAGCCAAGTCAATACGCGCCGTGGCGCGCTGTTTCTCAAACCGCCGCAAACCCGCTGGGCTGGTCCAGAACGTGCTGGACGCCACCGCCGAGCGCAGCGCCGGGTTGACTTGGATACGGAGCCGCCCTTCCAAAAGCAGCGCCTCGAACTGGTTGATGCTCTCAGGCATCCAGAGCGGGCTATCCTTGCGCCGGTTCGTCCCTTGCGGGTGCTCGATCAGCGGCAGGGTCACGCCCATTTCGTCCAACGTCACTTCAAAGGCCCGGATCAACCAGCGGTCATAGGACACCGCCGCGATCTCGAACTCAGACGCCACATCCACCAAGTCGGAAGCAACCTGATCAAACCGGACCAGCTTGCCCGGCGTGGCCGTCAGGAACCCCTGTTCAACCCATACGTCATAGGGCGCCCGATCATCCCTTACCCGCGCTTGTAACGTGTCCGATGGCGTGTAGCCATGAGCGAACATCGCGAATTTAGGCCGACCCTCGCCATCCTCGCCGTCGCGGAACACCTGCACGCGCGCCGTCATGTCTTTCGTCGCGCCAAGGTCCAGGCCAATCCAGCATTCCTGACCGGCGAAGTCCCCCAGTGTCATTTCGGGATCTTCGCAGGCTTCCCAAAGGTCGCGGCTGATCCATGCCCGCCTTGATCCAGCACGACGGGTCGTCAAGCGGATCATCGTCTTCATCCAAGGCGCAGACATAGGAGAACGTGGTGTCGTCCTCGACCTCGCCATGCGCCACGTTAACCGCGTGCTCGTGTTCTTCCCAGCAGACGCTGTTTCGATCCGAGCCGCTGTTTGTGATCATGAACACCAGAGGATTGCGGCGAAACTTGAAGCCGCGCTCTAGCATCTCCAGCGTGTCGCGGTTTGGGTGCTCGTGCAGCTCGTCAATCAGAACGAAGTGCGGGCGCATCCCCGATCCGGTCTTGCCCGTATCCCGCCCGACCGGGCGGAAGAAACTGCCCTTTTCCATCCAGGCCAAGTTGTTCACCGGGTTGATCCCGGTCGGCGTCAACCGCTGCTCCAGCGCCGGTGACTGGCGAACCATCGCCACCGCGTCGTTGAACAGAATCCGCGCCTGATCCATCTTCGCCGCCGCCGCAAAAACCTGCGCACCCGGCTCATTGTCAGCGACGAGGCCATAAAGCCCGATGCCGCCCGCAAGCGGAGACTTCCCATTCCCCTTGCCCTGCTCGATGTAAGCCCGCCGAAACCGCCGCGTGCCGTCAGCGCGCTTCCAACCAAAGAGCGACCCAACAATGAACTCCTGCGCCGGGTGCAATTCAAACGGCTGGCCCTCAAACTGCCCCTCACTGAGACGCAGAACATCGGGGAAGAACCCCAGCGCCCGCGCCGCCGCCTTCTTGTCCCAGACCAGCCCGCGCCGCGCCGCCTCGTTCAGATCCGTCAGGTGCCGGTCACACGCTGCGCGGACATGCGGGCCTGCGATGATCTTTCCGTCCGCGACCTTTTGGGCGTAGGCCGTCGCTGGGTCAGAAGTATTGCGCCGCTTTGTCTTCTGCGTCATCGCGGCCCTCTGCCTTGATCCGGCTGCGCGCGCTCGGCGTCATGCCGAACTCCGCAGCATAGCGAACCATGTCGGCCATTGCCTTGTTCGCCGTCCCGACAAGCGGATTCTGCACCGCGTTGCCGTTCGTGGTCTTGATCATGATGCCCTTCGTCACGCCGTCGCGCTCGGCCATCTTCGCAAGGGCTTCCTCGGCCTGCTGCCACCGCCCGTATGCTTGGCAGTATGCGGCCAGCGCCGCCCGATCCGTCTTCGCCAGAATGCCCGCGCCATAGAGCGCATCGCAGACCCGGCCCCATTCGACCTTGGCCGGGTCACTCAGAAACTCAGGCACCGCCGGGATTTCCGGGTTGAACTTCGGCTCGTCCGGGTTGCGCCGATCCGCGCGGTCCGTTCCGGAAATGACCTTGAGGCCGGAAGGCTTGGGTTTGCGTCCGCGTGTCATTTTTTAAATTTCAGGAGTTGCATCAGTGGTTTAACTCCGCAAGTCTGGCTCAACAAAGGAGCGCAACGCATGACCAACCCGCACGAAACATTCTGCCTTGAAAACGCCACCGGATTTACTGCCGTGCGCGGCTTTGGCCGCAAGCGCATTCGCACCGATCACGCTACTCGCGCCGAGGCTGAGGCCGAAGCGGCGCGCTACGGCGACGGGCGCACGATGATTTACGCGATCACCGCCGCAGGAAACAGCGCGCACATCTGCAACGCCTAGGGGCAAGCTGGCCCTGTCACATTCCAAAACAGCACCAGCCCGGCCCCGTGCCGGGCTTTGCATATGCGCCATGCCTTTGCGTCGTAGTGCGGACAACTTGGGAACGGCGGGCGCTCCTTTAGCGCCTTAGAAAACGGCAACCCCGCCTCGTGTATCCTTGCGCTCGCCACCTCGTCAGGTGACAACTTGCGCCCGACCTCAACCACATGCCGCCGGGCGTTCGGCCATGCTTTTGCTAAGCCGCGTGCCAGCACGCCGCTACCGCTTGCGCACCAAACCTCGTCAGGCTCAAGCCCCGTCATCAGTGCCGCTTCGCCGATCCGATCAATCGCGGCGGGAAGGTTCACGCCAAACGGCGCAAGCAGCGCGCCCGTCCGGTTGCAATATTCACGCGCCCGCGCCTGAACCACCGTCAAATAGCCCGGCGAAACCTGCATCACCTTTGCGCCTACCCGCTTTGCCTCAAGCGCCCTTGGGTGCGGCTTGGCCCGCTTGGCCACAAAGATCGTCGCCCGCTTGCCGAGCGCCGCCGCTGTATGCGCTAGGGCAGTTTGCGCGCCGCCCTCCGCCGGGCTGGCATAGACAACCTCGTCGGCGGCGTCGAACAGAACCGGCAGAAAGCGAGCCTTGGTGCCGCCTGGGAACAGATCGTCACGGACGACCGTGATGCCTTCATGCTCCTTTACGACCGGCGGCTTCACAATTCTTCGCCGAGGTCCGCGTGCTCGGCTTCCGGCTCAGGGATATGAACCTCAACCTCGCCGCAGGCTTCCGTCGCTTTTTTGCCGTCGCCCTTTACAAATATCAGCACGTTCTGATGCGTCTTGCCCAGCTTGCGCCCGCTGGCGAATTGACGCCCGACGCGGATGGGCAGCGAGCCGACCGATCAAGGTCTGCATAGGGCGGGCAGGAAAATAGAAAGTCGGCCTCAACGTCAGCGCAAATCCGGTCAATGTTGCGGCTGTCGCCTGTATGCCAGACCGGCGGCAGATCAGGGCAAAGCTCGTCGCCTTGCAGCCGGTTTGCCTCTACCTGCTCAGGGCGCAACTCGACGCCGACGTATTGCCGCCCAAGGCGCGATGCCACGATGCCGCGAACAGAGCCGCCCGCAAACGGGTCAAGGATGGTCCCGCCCTTCGGGCTGAACCAGCTATAGGCCAGCTCGCAAAGAACGGGGTCAAAGATTGACCCGCCCTCATTGTTGCCCCGGCCTGCGAGATAATGGTCCTCGGGCAGGTTCGCGGGAACGCTGGTGGGGTCAATATCCCTGCCAATCTCGCTTTTAATGCCAAGCGCCAGCCAAGCCCGCTTACGCGATTGCCACCAGCCCTCACGTGCATTCAGCACCGAAAACGGCGGGATGCCGAACTTGTCCGCAAGGCTCGCCGTGCTGTCTTTTGCCTCGCCCTCGCCGGGCAGGTCGGACGGGTTGAAAGCCTCAAGCTCCAGGTCGCTGAAACCGAGCAACTCCATATCAAAACCGGCCTCGTCCAGATCGCGGATTTCCAAGCCTAGAAGCTCGTTGTCCCAACCAGCATTTAGCGCCAGCTTGTTGTCCGCGAGGACGTAAGCCTGCCGCTGCGCTTCGGTCCAGCCCGTCGCGACCATGCACGGCACGTCCTCAATGCCCAACCGCTGCGCCGCCATCACCCGGCCATGCCCCGCAATGATGCCGCCGTCCTCGTCCACCAAGATCGGAACCGTCCAACCCCACTCCTTGATCGACGCCGCGATCTGCCCGACCTGCTCGTCGCTGTGCGTCCGCGCATTGCGCGCGTATGGGATTAAATCCGCCACCGCGCGGCGCTCGACCTTATCCGC